GAGCTGATTGCAGTCAGCACACAGCATGACCATGCGGGTGAACTCCTTTGGTTAGACACTTGCGGGTGGAACATCCTGTTGGGACAGGAGGCGGCTCCCTGCGGTCGCCGCCCCCGAGTTAATTGAGTACATATTTAAGGACTATTGCTGCTGCGAAAACGTACAAGACAGGTTTGAACCAGCCGAATGTAGTTGTGGCGTAGTCGTCTACTTGGTTGATGATAGGGTCTGCTTTGTCCACAAACTCGTGGAGTTTTTCTTTGCGAGAGTGAGTCATCAGAGTTCTTTCCTTGCAAAATTGACTTCATATTGGGCTGAAGTATTTAGCCACTGTTCAAACTGCAGTTCAGCTGAACACTCGTTACACTCCATTTCATTAATGAAATCTTTGATCCAGCGTTTTTCATAGGTGTCACGGGCCTTAGTAGTGAGGTCATCCCATCCAAGCCATTTGCTGTCAGTCATTGAACGTTCCAATCGTTAGTTCGAGGAGAAAGCGGGTAAGGAATGCACCGGCGCTGCCAAGGGCAAAGCCAATAGCAAAATGAAGTAGCTGGGTTTTGATGCTGTCGAGCATTGAAGTCTCCAGAACACATTCGGGTGAGTACGGCCTTTGGGAACCCCGAGACCCGAAGGGGCGAGGGGTGTTGGGGCGATGAGCAAAAAAAGGGAGGGACGCCGGGGGTGAGCCGACGTCCCTCTGAAACAACTGGTTAAGCTGTCTCGATGCTAACAACGTTTTGTGGAGAGGCTGTGCGTCCTTCGAGGAAGGCTTTAATCTCTTTACGTGCCGCTGCTGCTTCTTTTCTGACTTGTTGGGCTGATGCAGCTGATGCCCTAGAAGTATCGTTACGCTCACCCTTGAGGATGACTCGGCTGCCGGTGGCGTTTTCTATGGAGTCTCGCCATGCGACCTTGAGATGTGTGAGATCTGTAATCCATTGAATTTTATTAGCTGCACGTTGATGAAGAGTAGTTAGCTGGTTACCCTGTATCTCTGTGCCGTCGAGCATAATCTTTTCGATTTTCTCGGAATCTTTTCTGAGGAATTCTGTTTGGCAACCAATGTACCAGTCGAGGTTTTCGATTAGCTTGCTGAGAAGGTAATGAACGCCATCATTCTCCCAATCTCCGGCGTTGCAATATGGATGGAAGATTTCAGTAAAACTGTCGACGATGCGCTGTAAGTCGGCGGTGCTGATTTCAAAAGAAGGTTTGTCGAATCCTGTTGATGCATCGGCAACGCTGTCTGTGTTGGATAGTACGGTCATGTTATTTTCTCCGTTTGATGTCGAGAATGATGAAGATCGCTGTTGCGATTGTTAGTGCGAGGAGTGCTGTTAGAAGGTTGAAGGTGTCCCACCAGCTCATGATGCGTCTTCCGTCAGAACGCGAGTGCCTTTAGTACAGCGCGCAATGAAGGCTATATCAGGTGGCAGGCTCGCACGGCCTTCGGCGGTGTCGTATAATGCCCAAGAGGTGATGGCCTCGCGTAATGCGAAACGCTCATGAAGGTCGATGTCGTCGTTCTCCATAACGAGATCGATGATGCTGTCGCGGAATTTAGGTATTGTCATTAGATGCGGTCCTTCCAGAAGTTCATGCAATCGGTACCGTGATCCTCGTGGTCTTGAGGTAGAGGTGATTGAAATCCGAGGAAGATAGTGTCGAAGTGATCGAAGTCTTCATCGAGTAGGTCGATTGGGTTCTCACGACTGAGACTACGCTCAATGTCGTCGTCTAGTAGGTCGAGTAGGTCGAAGTATGTGATGTTCATTAGAACCTCCAAGTTGGTGCGCTGTGTCGCCACGCGCGCGATTCACCCCCGAGTCCAGAGGTCCGTCAGGGTCCAGACCGAAGCCGGCGTAGACGCCGGGCGATCTTTTTCCAGCGTTACATGGAGAATCTTGGCTTCAAGCTAACGAGCGGGTGCAGTGGATCTGGAACGAATGGTCTCTAGAAAAAGATCGAGGAAGGACGCTGTCGCAACTTCTGGTACGGCGACAATTAAAAACAAAAAAAAAGTCGCCATTGGGGAATCGTGTGTGTGGCTTGCTCGGTGCTGCGCCCTCGAGGGCGCGAGGCTTGGGGTGTCGTGCTGTTAACGAATCAAGACTGACAGGAGGAAACGCAGCAATAAGGCAAGAGAATCGCGTAGCGATTAACGCCATTGCGAGGCCCGACGTTTAACGCCAACGGGATTATCGAGATCGTGATCGATTAAAAATGGTGACCGAAGCGGACGAAGGAGCATCGGGCACTAATAAAAAGCAAGCGATCGTAGTGGTGGTTGTTTGTTGTTTAACTAACGGTATGGCTATGACGTTTGGTTCGGACTGGGTGAGGAGACGTTTTGTTTGGGGAAGCGGAGGGAGCGTTAGCGACCGGGAGCGTCACACTATGTGTGTCCCCGAATAAAAGGGCGAACGAGATCAGTACGTTACACTGTGCGTTGACAAGTGGTGAATCGTGGGACTAGTAGATTCTCGTAGGAGATAGGTATGAGCAAAGCGATAGAGAAAGCGGTAGGACAAGCGGTCATCGACCGCGAGTTGACGGATAAGCAGATGGCTTTAGTCGATACCCTTGTAGCTACTGGGTGTACTGTTAAGAAGGCGAGTGTTGAGGCAGGGTATAAGGACTCAGAAGGAGGCCGTGTCGCTGCACAGAAAACCCTTAAGTTACCACATGTTCAGACGTATCTTCTTAAAGCAGTCTCTGAGCATCTTGGAACCAATGCAGCAAGAGCAGCGGCACGTATGGTTAATCTAGCTACAGAAGCTAGGTCAGAGTACGTCCAACTTGAAGCATCAAAGGACATACTGGATCGGACAGGGTTCCGTCCTCCCGAGAGGAATCGAACAGAGGTTCTAGGCGATATTCAGGTCAAGATAGACTTGAACTAGGAAAACGTATTCGTAGGAGGGGGTACCCCAAAAAGCGAAGCGATTTTGGAACGATGAGGTCTTCTCCCGGCATTTATTCTCCAAAAGGCTCAATGTGCGTTTCGTCTTCTCCTTACCCTTGAAAATATATTTTTATTTAAAGGGTTTGAAAGCAGGAGAGACGACCCATGCCTTACGGAACCGGTTCGTATAATAAGTCCGCCCCTAAAGGTGCTGGCGCTTATAACAATCCTTCCCCCGATCTTCGGGGTCAGGTTGTCCGTTCGTCAGACAAGACGACGGATTTATTTAAGATGGATGCGGATATGATCCGCAACGCTCCCTGGTACAAAGGCTCTAAGTAAGCTGATGGCTTACGGCAAGCGCAGGAATGTTGCTGCCAAGTCGATGGCAAGCCCCGTGTACCGGAAGCGTGTGAAGCCTTCTGGTAAGCGTTATAGCCGCAAGAAGGCTAGTTAGGTGGAGGTTGCGACTGCTCCACAGATTGGTGATTGGAATTTTTTAGGTGAGTTGTCGGTTAAGGACTTGCGTCGGTTGCGTGAGATTGTCCGCAAGGTTCACATGAGATACCACCCTGCCGAGCTTGTGACAGACTATGAGGCTGACCGCATTATCGAGAGCTTTGGCCCCGAAGTTGCTGCCAGCCTGATCCGTACTGGCCTTGATGGAGGCTTTGTTCACTGATGGCGACCAAAAAAGACCCTCGCCTGGCTCGTGCTGGAGTATCTGGTTTTAATAAGCCCAAGCGCACGCCCAATCACAAAACAAAATCACATGTTGTGGTTGCCAAGGTAGGCGATCAGGTCAAGACGATCCGCTTTGGTGAGCAGGGCGCGAAGACTTCTGGGAAACGTAAGCCCGGCGAGTCTGCGAATAAAACTGCGCGACGGAAAGCATTTAAAGATCGTCATCGCAAAAATATCGCTCGGGGCAAGATGTCTGGTGCGTACTGGGCTAACAGAGAAAAGTGGTGATGGAAGACGAGTTTGCTCAGATGCTGCCTGCTGCGTTGCCTGCGTGGTTAAAGCGTGCCTGGAATCCCAAGACACCAATGACTAAACAAAACGAGACAATGCGAACTGCTACGCATTACTCGCCATCTCTCAAAGGCATGATGGTTTATCCAACCATCCGCATGGTTGATGGCAGGCTAACACAAATGAACGACAAAGATGCGCGTGACCGTGCTGTGCGGGCAAAGGACTATATTCTTTTGCCGGGTATGCAAGACTACAAGCAAGGGGCGCGGTTTTCTCAGGCTTTGAGCCGCGAAGCTGCTAGACGTCGCAGTTTGTTTGACAGTCGTTAAATGCCCACCCTTGAGTACAAGCCTGACGGCGATGTTCTAAAAAAATTTATGAAGTCGAATACCTTTTTCCGAGGTATTCGTGGTCCAGTCGGATCTGGCAAATCTGTGTCCTGCTGTATCGAGGTTATGCGGCGGGCCATGCTGCAGGAGCCTAACAAGGAAGGCCTGCGACGCACCCGCTGGGCCGTCATACGAAACACCAACCCGCAGCTACGCACGACCACCATCAAGACCTGGCTAGACTGGTTTCCCGAGAATGTCTGGGGAAAATTTAACTGGTCTGTGCCCTACACCCATGTCCTGAAACGTGGCGAGATCGAGGCAGAGGTTATCTTCCTGGCCCTCGACCGGCCCGAAGATGTGCGAAAGCTGCTGTCGCTTGAGCTGACGGGCGTGTTTATCAACGAGGCCCGCGAGGTGCCCAAGTCGATTGTCGATGCCTGCACGATGCGTGTTGGCCGCTTTCCCTCGATGCGAGATGGCGGACCTACCTGGTATGGCGTGATTGCCGACACTAACGCACCGGAAGAAGATCACTGGTGGCCTGTCATGGCAGGCGACGCACCTGTACCCGACTATATCTCAGCACAGGAAGCTTTGATGATGGTCAAGCCTGACAACTGGGAGTTTTACACCCAGCCGTGTGGCATGAACGAGGTCCGTGACCAGGAAGGCAACGTCACGGAGTATGAGCGCAACACGGACGCCGAGAACGTCAACAATCTGCAGCCGAACTACTACTCGAACATCATTCGCGGCAAGAGTCGGTCATGGATTGATGTCTACGTGATGAACCGGCTTGGCATGATCGAGGAAGGCAAGCCTGTCTATAACCAGTTTAACGACAAGGTTCACATCTCCAAGGAGCCTATACCGATCCCCGAGAATGCCGATGTGCATGTTGGACTGGACTTTGGGTTGACGCCTGCTGCTGCTTTCTGCGTGCAGCTGCCTCGCGGCCGATGGGCGGTTGCGCGTGAGCTGGTAGCAACTGACATGGGAACGGTGCGCTTTGCCGAGCTGTTGCGGCACGAAATTGCAACTACGTTTCCTACTTGCAACGTTTACGTACATGGCGACCCTGCTGGCGACATGCGTGCTCAAACCGATGAAACCACACCTTTTCAAATCCTGCGCGCTGTCGGTTTGCAGGCTCGTCCTGCTCCCTCTAACGATGTTGCGCTACGCCTGGATTCCGTAAACCAGTGCCTGACGCGCATGGTTGATGGCTCGTCTGGCCTTGTCCTGGATCCTGCCTGCGTGCAGCTCATTAAAGGTTTTCAGGGTGGGTATCACTACCGGCGCATGTCGGTATCCGGTGACCGCTACGAGGACCGCCCGTTCAAAAACAAATTTTCACATATTCATGATGCCCTGCAGTACGCATTGCTGGGAGCTGGCGAGGGCCGGCAGATACTCGGTGGTGACCGTCAAACGCCAGTTTTCCAAGCGCGCCGGGACTTTGACGTGTTCACACGCAAGCCAAAGAAAACCAAAACAAAAGGCTGGGCAACTTTTCTTGCACGCTAATGTGCGTTGCGGGCCTGTCTGCAAAAGGCATTTGTGGCAGGCATGGATGAAATGCGTGACACCACAGCTGAGCATCTTGAGAAAATTTCCAAGAACGCTCGTAAGGCTGACGTTTTTGAATGCTATTTTGCAAATGGCAAACCGTTTATCGACACGCTGAAAGAGTCCTTGCGTATGTCGAAACGCACGACAACGTGGCTGCACAATGGCACGCCTGCTGCTGTGTACGGCGTGTCCCAGATCGATTCCGATACGGGTGTGCCGTGGCTCCTCGGCTCCAAACTTATGGACTCCTTTTTGGAGCCGGGGAGTATTCGTAACCAGACACGTTTTATGAAGACATCTCGCTGGGTACTTGGTGGCTGGCAGGAGGTGTACCAGCATCTCGAAAACTACGTTTGGAAAGAAAACACGAGGGCTGTTGCCTGGTTGGCTGCGCTTGGTTTTGAAATTCATAAACCAGTGCCCTACGGCAAGTTTCGTGAGCCTTTTCACAAATTTACATGGAGCGACTGATATGTGTGGAGGAGGTAAGCCGTCTGGGCCAGATCCGGCAACGCTTGAGCGGCAGCGCAAGCTGCAGGAAGCACAGCTTGCAAGTATTGAGGAACGGGAAGCAGAGCTGGCTGGTGATGAGGAGCGGCGCAGAAAACGTCTTGAAAACAGCCGCATGGGTTATGCGTCGCTGTTTACTAGCGGTGCTGGCGGCGGCGGCTTCGTAAATGAAGAAAGCCAAAAACGTGAAACGCTTGGCGGCTGACGTTTATGGTTGTTGAAGCTCCACAATATCCCACCCCGTCCGGTGATCCCGCCGAGTTCTACATGCGGCGTTTCGAGCGTGCGCGTGCCATCCGGGAAAACTGGGTGTCCCTGTTCGAGGACTGTTACACCTACACGCTGCCTGCGCGCGAGAGCTTCTACATGGAGTCAGGCGGCAGCGACCGGACAGATCACATCTTTGATGAAACGGCAGTTGTTGGCGTGCAGGAGTTTGCTTCGCGCTTGCAATCTGGACTCGTTCCAACCTTTGCGCGGTGGGCAGACCTGAAAGCTGGACAACAGGTTCCTGAAAAAGAACGCGAAGATATTGATCGCAAGCTGTCGGAAGTCACTGAGTACATCTTCGAGATCTTGCAGAACTCGAACTTTAACCAAGAAGTCCACGAGAGCTTCATGGACCTGGCGGTCGGCACGGGTTGCCTGCTGGTCGAGGAGGGCGATGTAAACCACCCGATCCGGTTCAATGCCGTGCCCTTGCCTCATATCTATCTTGAGGCCGGGCCAGACGACCAGATCGAAGGCGTGTACCGCACACGACGGATGCGGCACGAGGACATACAGCGCATGTGGCCGGGCGCGGAAATGCCCGCGTCCATGCAGGCCCGCATCATGGCTAACAACAACCAGATGTGTAACCTCATTGAATGCACGTTGCGCAACACCGAGCGTCCAAACGAGGTGGCCTATGACTACCTGGTAATCTCGAAGGACGACAAGTCCATCATCTATCGTGATGAATTCAAAGGCACCGGGTCTTCGCCGTGGGTGGTATTCCGCTGGTCTAAAGCCAGCGGTGAGATTTACGGGCGAGGTCCTGTGCTCAATGCACTGCCCTCGATCAAGACCTGTAACCTGACGGTAGAGCTGATTTTGGAGAATGCCCAGCTTGCAATCTCTGGCATCTGGCAAGTTGACGATGACGGCACAGTTAATGCCGACACAATTAACCTTGTGCCTGGCACTGTTGTGCCGCGAGCTCCTGGTTCTGCGGGCCTGACACCGATTACCCCGCCGGGGCGGTTTGATGTCTCGCAGCTTATCCTTGACGACATGCGGCTCAACATCCGCCGTGCGCTCTACAACGAAATGCTGGGCGATCCGAACAAGACGCCTATGACCGCAACAGAAGTTGCGGAGCGTATGGCAGACCTGTCGCGTCAGATTGGCAGTGCTTTTGGCCGACTACAGGCTGAGTTGGTTCAGCCTCTGTTACAGCGCGTAATTTTTCTTCTTAAAAAACGTGGCTTAATCGAAATTCCGCAGATCAATGGCCGTGAAATGCGGATTTCTGCAACCTCACCGCTTGCCCGTTCGCAGAAGCTACAGGATGTCACAACGGTTGACCGCTTTGTAGAACTGATTGGCGCACGGTTTGGCCCCCAAGCCCTTTCGCTTGCTGTTAAACCCGAAGCTGCAGCGCAGTACATGGCTGAGCGGCTTGGTGTGCCCCCCGAAATCATGCG